TGGAAATCACCATACCCATTCCATTAGTCGGGAATTTGGATTTAGGCATTTTAGACAAGATGTATCCTACTGTAGAATACTTGTATTTTACTTGCCCCGGTAAATTAACCGGACTCTACAATATTCCTAAACAAATCAAACATCTATTTTGTTCCAAACAACTTTTAGTCGATCTGCCACAATTACCCGAAAGTTTAGTCGTTTTGAATGTTGCTCACAATTGTCTCTCTAAATTGGATTTATTTCGGTGCCAAAATTTGGAACGAGTGAATTGCGAATATAACCATTTGACTTATATTTCGGGATTGCCATCCAATTTGAAATCCTTGTACTGTAGCCATAATCGATTGACTTATATGGACCTTATATCGGTACCTAAATTAGAGGTCTTTCATCATCATCACAATCGACAATTGGTGTTGAAAAATGTTCCCAATACAATACGTGATGGTCTACAGTTCAATACCCAGGCTATGGTTGACCTATTCACCCCTCAAGAAGATATACCGAAAGAATACTACGACCAATTATTGAAATATTTTGATTTAAGACGGGGCTATTTTGAAGAAAAGAAAAAAACAAAAAGACTGCCTAAATGTTATGGCTGTAGAAAACAGGTAGGTATGGTATTTTCCATTAAAGACCGTAAATATAGTGTATATTGTGGAGACAATCCGCCATGCTCATGGAAAATGGAAATACACCGCGGGTTCTACCATCCTATACACGATTTATTGGAATCATATGAAAAAACGGTCGATACCTTAAAAGAGTCGATTATTCAACATAAAATGGATGTCATTTTCAATCATATGGATGAGAAAAAAGCGCGAGAACTCCATAAAGAAGAAATGGAGGCATATCAAAGTGCACGTAAATTTTTGGATGAAAAAATGGAACAATACGAAAACTATTACTTTTCTACGGACAAACAAGATGACGTAGAAGGAAAACTCAAAACGATTTATGAAAAATTGGAGCAAGTGAAACGGGCCATTGGCGAGGACAATTTACGGGAAGCAGTAGAGATTGAATACAATGATGTTGCCCCGATCTATGAAAATATCCAGAAAACCGAATATGAAGTCAATGAAGTGAATGTGAAGGAAGAAAAAGACGGTACTATTTTGGCCCGTCTGGTTCAGGAACCTGTACATTTTAGTAAAACGGAGATTAAATTAAACTGAGGGAACCTAACCCTAACCCTCATACTCCCTCCGTTCCACGCTATGCTTTTAAAAGGGAGATAAAGAGTGGGAATTTTCCAAAACATTATACAGTACAAAATCGTAGTTTTTCTACTGTAATATAATCCCATATGAACCTTAAAAAATCATAACGTGAAACGGAAGGGGTATGGGGAAACCTTTAGGTTGCCCCAAGTGGAACGGAGGGAGTATGAGGGAACCTTTAGGTTCCTTCAGGAGCAACTATTATAATTGGAAACACCATCCCAATGAACTTTGTTCTCATTTGCCCATGCTTTTTTGTCGCATACTGTAGCAGACTCTTTTGGTTTGTAATCAGAACCATCAGCATCCCAAATATCATTAGTACCTGTGGCAATTGTACCTGGTCCTTTGTTGGAACCAGTAGCAGGTTGAACACAAGAACCATTATCAGTCACTCCCCAACCATCGGGACAAGGACTAGTTTGACTTGGAAATGCTTTGTTTTTATCTTGATTTTGTAACATAATTCCTACTGCTATCAATGTCAACAATAGAAACAAAAATGCTACAATCAATACAATACTGTAGAATGACATGATTTTTGATTTACGTATATATTGTTACTGGTGATTTTTTTTGTAATTATTTGTGAAAATGCCTAAAAAAGAAAATCTGTCGGCACTTTATAAAGAAAAGATACTCAAGAGAAAAAAAATGGAACCATATCAAAAGGGTTGGAAAAATATTCAAAAAGAATCGGTCGGGGTCCAATGGAATCCTGATTTAGGAGCAACGACCAATTCTATTCTTCAATATGATGGATTCAATGGACGTGTGAATCTGATTGAAAATAGTAATCCCGATTTACGATTTCAAATGACCGAGAAAATTGCAGTGAAAAACAAGGCTACCGAATACAGAGATCCTTTAACCGGTCTTCATGAAGATACCCTTTTATCCAAGGCTTATTTTTCGGAAGAAAACGTCCAGATTCTACAAAACGGTTTACGCGCTGGTGTATATGAAATGTCTAACCAAAAAATCAATGTACCACCGCAAAACATCGACAATCTGAAAATCATTATGCGAAGTATTTATCTACAGTACGCTAAACATTCGCCTAAAGAAAGTATTACCAATCAAATTGGCGATTTGAATCAATATGTACTGGATTATGCCATTCCATCCGTATACAAAGAAGCACAAGGATATTTAAACTATATTCGGGATCAAAGTACTTTAGTGATGCCTTTAGAAAGGGCTAAACAATCTGACCGTGACTATAAACATTTAGAATGGAAACGCTTCTTCTAAATAAATATATAAACAATAAACACATACACAGTACATAACACGAGCACGCAATGTTTCGATTTAAACATTTACCCCAAGTTTGTATGACGTACACAACCCATATGTGTTTATCTTTACGGTTATCTGCTTTGTTTTTCAAAGGTAGTGTACAAGCATTTATTCACGCTTTTATACCTGATGTTTTAACTAAATCATCTTCTACAGTAAATCAAACTGTCACTGAAATAATTGAAGCCAATGGTTGTCGCAACAAGCCTAAAGATGGTGAACTGTAGAAATATGGCTGACAAAAAATAATAGTGAATTCGTGGTATTGACTATTATTACTATTTAGAAAAAGTGCGAATTTACTTTTTGGAAGAACCTCTTCTTACACTCTTGTTCTTCTTTTTCCTGCAAAAACTTCGTTTAGTACCTTTAGCGACTTTACACCCTTTGACCTTGGTACATTTTCTACCGGTCTTTCCACGGCACATTGAACTCTTGATTCGTTTTCTGTACGTTTTCTTTATTGAACTCATGATTCGTATATAATAGGTCTACAGATATTTTTTACCAAAGGCATATAGAAAGTTTGTCTCTGTTTTTTAACAACAACAATAAAAAAGTTTTTTTAAATGGAATTGTCACCCAATCCAATTGATTATTTGCCTAAATACAATACAGATTCGCAAAAATATGAAGACCAATATATTTTCGATTTTCAGCATGGTGTGACTTGTCCATGTACAGGTAACTTTTATATGAGACGGTCATCGTTTCATTCCCATACAAAAACACAAATTCATCGTAAATGGATAAACATGCTAAATGAAAACCAATTGAATTATTATCAGAAATCTTTGGATTTAGAGAAAACTGTACGAACTCAACAGGAATTGTTGACGAAAATACAAAATGAATTGGAACAAAAGAAAATCATTATTCGATATTTAGAAAATTCCCTAAAGTCCTCCGAAGAATCATTTAGAGAGAAATCCGAGGATTCATCTTCGATGTTGATCGATTTTATGGATTGAATATCTGAATCTGGATCTGGATCCATATTATTTAGGCGTTTTTCTCATCGATCACCACAGTGCTATTATTCATAATGACTTTTACAATAACATTTCCTTGTACAGTCTCATTATCAATCAACATTTTCGCAATTTGTGCCACCTGCTTTTTATAATATTCCAATGAATCATATGCTTCTCTATAGGCTTCCTGTACAAGAGTTAGTGATTCCGAGTCCATCTTTTCTTTCGTTTTTTCAGAGTATTTGTCTCCCATGCCTAAACTTCTTCCTAAAAAGGGATTCCTTCCACTTTCGGTATTTTCATTGTAAAATACCTGAAGTTCATTACCCATTCCATAATTCCCTATCATGGATTGCGCCAATTGATTCGCCGTTTTCAAATCCTGTACAGCACCCAACGATACAAAATCATCTCCGTAAAAAACACTTTCGGCGGCTTTGCCCCCCATGGCCACCACTAAACGTTTCTTTAGGCATTCTTTCGTATACAATCCCGATTCAGAAATTTCTGGTTTTTCATTGAAAAGCGTATATCCACCTGCTCCATTGTATGTAGCCTGTATAGTGACCTTTTTCAGTTCAAAATAATCGGGATACAGTAGAGACAATAACGCATGACCGGCTTCGTGAATGGCTACACGAGTACGAGTGGTTTCACTACGAGTATCTACGCGTTTCGCAATACCCACTACGATTTTCTCTAAAGAACGTTCTAAATCCATTTGTTCAATGGTGACACGTCCTTCTCGTGCTGCTGAAATGGCGGCTTCGTTAATGAGATTCTTGATTTGTGCCCCGGAAAATCCTCCTGATAATTCGGCTAAAAAGTCATATTCAATATCTGGGTTCAATTGTTTACTTCTACTGTGAACTTGAAAGATCTTTTTACGGGATTCCTTGTCTGGAAGCGGTACATTAATAATACGATCAAAACGACCCGGTCTTAAAAGCGCACTATCCAATACATCTTTACGATTTGTTGCGGCAATAATTAGCACACCATCGTTGTTGTTGAATCCATCCATTTCAGCCAATAATTGATTGAGCGTTTGTTCTCGTTCATCATTTCCCATATTGATACCTGTACCGCGCTGTTTTCCAATGGAATCGATTTCATCAATGAATACAATACAAGGTGTATTCTCACGGGCTTCGCTAAATAGACTGCGTACTTTTTGCGCCCCCAATCCCACAAAGAGTTCCACGAATTCACTACTGGCAACGGAGATGAAATTCGCATCGCATTCGCTGGCAATGGCTTTTGCAATCAATGTTTTACCGGTACCCGGTGGACCTTCCAGTAAAATCCCTTTTGGTACTTGTGCTCCGGCCATTTCGTATTGTGTACTGTTTCGTAAATAACTGACTACTTCTTCACATTCCTCGAAAATTTCTGGACTACCGGCCCAATCCTGTAGAGTAATATTGGCCTTTTGCATATTTTCCTTATCTTTTTTGACGTCGAATTTATTGCGGTTATTGAGAAAAGATGCTCCTCCTCCAAAGGGGGCTCCGCCCCCCATTGGCATATTGCTATTATTTCGTATAATAGCACCGACTACGGAATACAGTAAAGCCGCATAAAATAGGGTTGAAATAATACCACTAAATGCACTACCAAATTGACTGGCTGTATTGGCAAACGTGACCGGTTCAGGTAGGACATATGTTTTCACTTGATGTGTACGGGAAGAATCCAGTACAGGTTGTGCTAATATAGGATTGCTATTGACGACCGATATATCTTTGTAGGTAATATCACCTAAATCATTTTTGTGAACTCCGTAGATTTTTTTCAAATCTTGAGTGAAAAAGAGTTCTTGGAGAGAAGACCGGTCAATGTCATCTAATAATTCACTGATGGATTCTCTCGATAATAATGAATCCGTATTTTGCAAATCACGAATCGAATTGCTATTCAAATTAAGTGTCATTTGGTTTTTGGGAATGAAAAATTTGTGTCTATATGATTGACCATATTGACTAACTAATAATAATAGTGGAATCGAAATCACTATAGAAAACATGAATCCTATAGTGATTATTGAATGATTTCTATCTAAGTAATTATTTTAAAAGAAAAATTATAATTGATAAAAGTATTCGGGACTTAATACACCTTGTATAGTTGTAGTTTCGTATGGAAACCGAATTGATGTGTATATTGAATAGGGATTGTCTTCATCTTTTCCTACATTATCTTCTACAGGGATCTCTCCGTCAAATACAATAAATCGGTAATGAGTATTTGATGTTTTTGCTAAAGGTTCATCGGAGAAAAAATAGAGAGAACCATGTTTGGGATGATGACTAATCGTATAGGATTCAAATTGAACTGGTTTATCTGCTTCTATGGAGACAAAACCATTTATTTTCGATGACCATACACAAGGATACATAACCCGTGGACTTTCTACAGGTTTCTGGTTTTCATCGTGTATAGTAGAAAATGGTTTGTTTTTAGGGTCTTTTAATAAATCGATTACTTCGGGATGAATTCGATGTCCACCATACAAAGTAGAATCATGTTTGATTTCATCTACAGTACACCAAACATATTTTTCTTTATCGGGTTGAGAGAAAAACCAACCACTTAATGTATTCACTTTTTGGGGTTTCATGTCTAAATACTGTAGATAATTATCCGCCCGAAGTGTAATGTAATGATTGGATTTGTATTGGAATGTATTTTTCATGATAAAGTCTCCTTCCTCTTGGTCAAATGAATCGTTATTCATTAATGATTCTTCGTCAATGGAAAATATTTTAGCGATTTGAGAGAAACAGAGATTATTGATTTCGATTTTATGGACTTCTTCTGGACTGTCGGGAATTGATGAAGTCGTTGAATCATTATCAGAATCATTGATCATTTTCTCTCCACTTTCTTTTTCTACAATTGATTTGGTTTTCATATTATATGGTTGGTATTGGACTTTAGGAAAATGATACATATTGTACTCTTTGTTGAATTCCAATAGACATAGAACATATGGATGCATTCTATTGTTGGCTAAAATGTACAAAAATATGGAATAATCAATGGGATCATTGGATTGAATATCGAATGAAGATGTTAAATTCTTTGGTGGATTTGTCTCCAATAAATAGTAATATGGCTTTTCGGTAATACTATGGATAGCACTAACTGTAGCAACGACATTGGGTATATTGTCCACAAATATATCGACATTGTCATTATCTTCTACAGTTTCATCTAAATCTGTACTGGTATCGGAATCTAAATAACTATCTTCCATTTTGTAATTACTGGCATCATATTGTTCTTCTTCGTCATCGTCATCGTCATCGTCTTCTTCGTCATCGTCATCGTCATCGTCTTCGTCATCGTCTTCGTCATCGTCATCGTCATCGTCTTCGTCATCGTCATCGTCTTCGTCATCGTCATCGTCTTCGTCTTCGTCATCGTCTTCTTCGTCTTCGTCTTTATCATCGTCATCGTCTTCGTCATCGTCATCGTCTTCGTCTTCTTCGTCATCGTCATCGTCTTTATCATCGTCATCGTCATCGTCTTTATCATCGTCTTTATCATCGTCATCGTCATCGTCTTCGTCTTCTTCTTCTTCTTCTTCCGATTCGCTACTTTCACTGTCTTCTTCTAAATCTGATTCGTCACTACTGCTACTATATTCATCATCATCATCATCATAATTGTTCTTAAATTTAGGGAATAATCGATTCCACCAACTAGTTTCTACAGGTTCTTCTTCTTCACTTTCTTCACCACTGCTACTAAATTCAGATGACGTAGACATTACCTTTATAGATGGTGATGATGATGCTGATGATGATACATATGATTGTGAATCACTATTGGAACCAGAATCCTTATCGTTGTCACTATTATCTACAATATAAGGGCTATTGATGTTCATTTACTTCTTTATATTCAAATCTCTATATATTACTATTTATTATTTTTATAAAGCATATAAAGAATTATACCCCTATACTAGTATCACAACAACTAATATATACAGTACAACACCTTACCC